AGAAGAGTGTGACCTTAAAACTGGTGAATGTTATATCATCAGAAGTAAGGATGGTATTGTTGAAAGAATCAATAAAAAATTCATAACCGAAGACGGAAGACAATTATTACAAGACTAAAAAACCATGGAATTAGAAAAGAAACTCTTAGAAGAAGTTGCTAGATTTAATCAAATCAATAAGTACACAAGAAAACTTATGAATGAGCAGGAGTTACCTCCGGCACCTGAAGCAGCACCGGAAGCACCGGGTATCGAACCACCGGCAGGTGAATTACCACCACCACCGGCAGATATGGGAGCACCAGAAGCGGGAGCACCAGAAGCGGGAGCACCTGAAGCAGGGGCACCTGAATCTGATGTTGAGGAATTAGATATTACCGATTTAGTTAATATGACTAAATCAATTAAAAATGATATGGACGACACTAAAAGTGAACACCAAGGAGTAATAACTAAAATGGATGACGTGTTTACCAAATTAAATGATTTGGAACAGAAGTTAGCTAACATGGATATGGTAATGGCAAAAATTGATGAGTTAGGTAACAAAATCGAACAAGTTAAACAACCATCTCCTGAAGAAAGACTTCAAATGCGTTCATTAGATTCATATCCGTTTAACCAAAACCCTCAGCAGTTCTTTGCACAAAAACAAGGAGAGATGAGAGCTAGCGGTAAAAATGAATATGTTTTAACTAAGGATGAAATTCAGAATTATTCACAAGAAACAATAAGAGACACATTCAACCCACAAGACGAAGAACAAGATGAATTTAGCTTCTAAAGTAAATTTCCTATTAGGATTACACGTACAATTAAAAATCAATCATTGGCAAACTAAAGGTGTTGCTCGTCATGAGGCGTTCGGTAATACCTATAATACTTTAACCGACTTGATTGATGAATTTGTTGAAATTGCTATGGGTAAGTACGGAAGATTTGTTTTGGATGACGAAACAAACAATATAAAACTTATAAACTTATCTGAAATGAACCCGAAAGATATGATTACGGTTTGTACAGATGCGTTGATTGAGTTTTCCGAAGACCTTGACCCAAGGAAAGACACTGATTTATTGAATTTAAAGGATGAGATGCTTGGTTTATTGAATAAACTTCAGTATCTTTTAACATTGGAATAGCCCCTCCCCCAAACTTTTTTGAAAAACTTTAAGACCGGATTTTGTAATCCGGTTTTTTTTTCGTATACTTTACTTATAACAACTTAAAATTAAGATTTATGTCAACATTTGATGCAGTACTGGCACAGTACGAGAAAAACAAACAAACCGCAGGCGGTAACTATGCGAACAAGGTTTCACAAGAGGACCGATTAAAAAAGTACTTTACTACCCTCCTACCAAAAGGCGCTCGTAGTGGTGAAAAGAGAATTCGTATTTTACCTACTACGGACGGTAGCTCTCCATTTAAGGAGGCATACTTCCACGAAGTTCAAGTGGATGGAAATTGGGTTAAACTATATGACCCTAAACAAGAAGGTAAACGTTCACCATTAAACGAGGTGTACGATGCCCTTATGATGACAGGTTTGGAATCGGATAGAACCCTTGCCCGTCAATATAGAGCCCGAAAGTTCTATATCGTAAAAGTTATCGACAGAGAAAACGAACAGGACGGTGTTAAGTTCTGGCGTTTTAAAGACAACAGTAAAGGTGATGGTGTTCTCGATAAAATCTTCCCACTATTCAAAAACAAAGGTGATATTACCGAAATGAACACAGGTCGTGACCTTATTATTACTTTAGGTTTAACTAAAGCAGGTAACGGTCGTGAATATACTACAATCACATCCATCATTCCTGAAGATGCATCTCCACTACACACAGACAGTAGTGTTGCTCAATCATGGGTAAACGATGAATTGACTTGGGGTGATGTTTACTCTAAGAAACCTGAAGATTATTTGGAAATGGTCGCAAAAGGTGAGGTACCAAAATGGGATTCTGAAACTAAGAAATGGGTTTCTAACTCAGAAGAAAATACGGTATTAATGCCACCACCGGCTAATGTTTCACCCGCAACACCTATGGTTGACCCACAGGATGGTGCAGAAACAGATGATGACCTTCCATTCTAAGAAAAACCACGGGGACATTCTCTTGGACATCTTGTCTTTGAGGGTGTCCCCTTTTTAAAAATACTAATATGGCTATTAAGAAAAAAGATTTTTCAATTTCGAGTATAACATCCAAGTACTCAAGTAAAATGACCTACAAACCTGATAGGTTTTTGGATTTGGGTGATGCATTTTTAGATGCTACAGGGTTACCGGGTCCGGCAATTGGTCACATGAACATGCTTCTTGGACACTCGGATACAGGTAAAACTACCGCTCTTTTAGGTGCGGCAGCAGATGCGATTAAAAAAGATATTCTTCCTGTATTCATAGTCACAGAACAAAAGTTCTCATTTGAACATGCTGAGATTATGGGGATTCCTGTAGAAACGGTTGTAAATGAACAAACAGGAGAAATAACGTATACGGGTAATTTCATTTTCAGAAATGATTTTGAATATATCGAGCAGATTACTGACTTCATTAATGAAATGATTGACCTACAAGAAAAAGGTGAAATTCCCTATGATTTAATTTTCCTTTGGGATTCAATCGGCTCTGTACCATGTAAAATGACATGGGAAGGTAAAGGGGGTAAACAACATAACGCATCCGTTCTCTCAGATAAGATTGGTATGGGAATTAACCAACGTATCTCGGGTTCAAGAAGGTCTGATAAACCATACACAAATACATTGGTAATTGTGAACCAACCTTGGGTTGAGTTACCTGATGGTCCATTTGGTCAACCAAGAATCAAAGCAAAAGGTGGCGATTCGGTATGGTTGAACTCGACAATCATTTTCCGATTTGGAAATGAAAAAAATGCTGGAACTTCTAAAATTCCAATTACTAAAAATAAGAGAACGGTAACCATCGCAACGAGAAGTAAGATTACTGTTATTAAAAACCACGTAAACGGAATACAATTTGGTGACGGTAAGATTATGGTTACACCTCATGGATTTATGAGAGCTAAGGAAGCCGCGGAAGAAAAAACGTCGAGAGAAACATACATCAAGGAACATCTTGATTATATCAGTAAATTATTTGGTGAAACCGTAACAAGTGTTACGGATATCAAATTCGAACCGATAATTGACGAAGACACAGAAGATTGATTGTTTAATTTATAATATTAAAAGACGAAATGTCTAATGTTTTATTGGTTGACGGGGATAATTTATTAACCATTGGTTTTTTTGGACTTAAAAATCACTTTTACAAGGGTAACCATATAGGTGGATTATTTCACTTTATTAATACTCTACGTAAGTCGATTGACGTTCATAGATTAGACAAGGTGGTTGTTTTTTGGGATGGAAAAGAAGGTTCCTCATCTCGCAAGAGATACTATCACCAATATAAAGAAAATAGAAGGGAACGAGTTAGGACCGAAGAACAGGTTCATGCGTATGGGCAACAGAGAAACAGGACAAAACAGTATCTCGAAGAGTTGTTTGTTAGACAGGGTGAGTACGATTATTGTGAAACTGATGATGCAATTGCATATTACACCCAAAACTCCCCCAAAGAGAATATCATTATTTATTCATCCGACGGAGATTTAACCCAACTTGTTTCGGAAAATACAAAACTATTCAATCCCTCACACAGCAAACTTTATCAACTCAATGATATGTTTGTCTATGACCATGAGGAAATTAGAATCGAAAACATCAAATTAGTAAAGATGTTATGTGGAGACCCATCTGACAATATTGCAGGTATTAAAAATTTGGGTGTCAGAAGACTTCTAACCTTGGTACCTGAACTAAGGACTGAACACATATCGTTAGACTTCATTAGAGACCGTTTTAACGTACTTTTTGAAGAGGATAAGGATAATCGTCTAATATCCAATTTGCTCACTGGTGTGACAAAATATGGGGTTTTAGGTGAAGAGTTCTTTGATGTGAATAGTAGAATTGTAAGTCTTGATGAACCCTTTCTAACAGACGAGGCCAAAGAATCAATAGATTCATTAATAACCGACTCTTTAGACCCCGAAGGTCGTTCATATAAGAATATGATGAAAATGATGACGGAGGATGGGATTTTCCTACTTCTACCCAAATCAGATGACGCGTGGATTAATTTCCTTAATCCATTTCTCAGATTAACCAGAAAAGAAAAAAATAAAAAGATTATTAAAATTAAAAACAATGACTAATCAAGACTTAACTAAATTTGAGTTCCTTTTAACTCTTGAAGGAAACATCGTGGTACAACGTTACTTTAATGTCAAAGGACATAATCCTAAGGCGCGTCGTTCACTAGATTTGCACGAATACGTGAAAGAAATTTGTACTGAAATTTTTGAAGATTTGAAAACAAAAACTTCGGATTATCTTTATGAAAATCGTGAATATTTTTACGGTTTGGACTCTGCAGAACCTAATGATGACGGCGAAAAAGAAACTTTTTTACTTGAAATTAAGATGGGAGACGATGTATTTATTCAAAGAATGTTTCCCGCGTATTTCTTCCATCCAAAGGTGAGATACACGGTAGACATTCGTCCCCATCTGAAAAGATATTTGGCGGATTTAACCACCATTCTATCTTCTCAGAGATTGGAAACCACTTACTTAACATATCAACTATAAGAAACAAAAATTATTACAATGAGCGAAAAGAACTTCGGAACACTCGGAACATCATTCCAACAAGCATTATTAAGGGCAATTATTGAAGAGAAGAAATATGGGGAACAAATTATTGATGTAATCGAGAGCAAGTACTTTGATAACGTTTCTTTTAGATTCATTTCTGAACACATTAAAGAGTACTATAAAAAATATAGTAAGTTACCAAACTATGAAAGTTTGGCTCTTAAAATCACTTCAGAGATGGGTTCACCAGAGAACGCAAGAATCCATTTGGATACCCTTGAAGCTATCAAAGAAAACACTCAAGATAGTGCATTGGTAAAGGATGAGGCGTTGAATTTCTGTAAACAGCAAAACTTAAAAAAGGAATTAAAGAAAATTAATTCCATAATTGACAATGGGGCATTTCACGAGTATCCCACTATTGAAGGTATTATTCAAAAGGCGATGCAAGTGGGTCTTCCACCTGAAGAGTGTATGGATGTATTTCACGACATTGATGCGGCACTTGAAAAAGATAATCGTCAAGCAATTCCAACAGGAATAATAGGAGTCGACAATGTCCTTAAAGGTGGTTTAGGTAGAGGTGAACTTGGTGTTGTACTAGCTCCAACCGGTACAGGTAAAACAACTTTGTTAACACTATTCTCGAACACCGCGTATAATCACGATTTCCACGTTCTTCAAATTTTCTTTGAGGATAATCCATCAAACATCAAAAAGAAACACTTCACTCTGTGGACTGGTATTGAACCAGATGAACAACCTGACAGAAAAGAAGAGGTTAAGAGTATGGTTGAACAAATACAAGCAAATAGTAAGGGTTCATTAAACATTATCAAATTACCAAGTGATTCTGTTACCGTATCTGAAATCAAATCACGTATTAGAAAACACATATCTGATGGTAAAAAATTGGATTTGTTGCTAATTGATTACGTTGACTGTATTTCTCCTGAAAGAAGTAATTTTGGAGAAGAATGGAAAGGTGAGGGTTCTGTTATGAGAAGTCTTGAAGCAATGACAGGTGAATTTGATATCGCTATATGGACCGCAACTCAAGGTAACAGAGAGTCAATCTCATCTGAAGTTGTTACAACAGACCAAATGGGTGGCTCTATTAAGAAAGCACAAATTGGTCACGTTGTTCTATCTGTTGGTAAAACATTAGAACAAAAGGAACACAACTTGGCTACCATGACTTTACTCAAGTCACGTATCGGACAAGATGGTATTATTTGGAACAACTGTAAATTTGATAACAAGTTCCTTCAAATAGATACTGAAACTCAAACAACTCTTCTTGGACACCAAGAAGAAAAAGTAAAAACAAATGTTAACAGAGCAGCAGAAGCTTTTAAGAAAAGACAAGAACTGTTAAACCGATAATCAAAAATTTTATTAGAACATGAAAGAAAAGATTTTACAAGAAAATCCAGGACGTTTTGTCCTCTTCCCAATCGAACACCACGACATTTGGAAACTTTACAAACAGCAAGAAGCGTGTTTTTGGACCGCCGAAGAAATTGACTTAGCCCAAGACATTAATGATTGGGACAACAAGTTAAACGAAGATGAACAACACTTCGTTAAACATGTATTAGCATTCTTTGCGGCTTCTGATGGTATCGTAAATGAAAACTTAGCGTTGAACTTTGTAAACGAAGTACAATACACCGAGGCAAAGATGTTCTATGGTTTTCAAATTATGATGGAGAACATTCACAGTGAAACATATTCACTTTTGATTGACACATACATTAAAGATAAAGAAGAACAAAACCGTCTGTTCAACGCAATTGATACAGTACCTGCTATCAAGAGGAAAGCAGAATGGGCAATCAAGTGGATTAACTCTGACTCATTCGTTGAACGACTTGTCGCTTTTGCCGCTGTTGAGGGTATTTTCTTTTCGGGCTCATTCTGTTCTATTTTCTGGCTCAAAAAACGTGGTTTAATGCCGGGTTTAACATTCTCAAATGAGCTTATTTCTCGTGATGAAGGAATGCACTGCGACTTCGCTTGTCATTTACATAATAACCATATACAAAAGAAACTTACACAAAGTAAGATTAAAGAAATCATCTGTGGTGCATTGGAGATTGAAAAAGAGTTCATCCTCGAGGCATTGCCAGTTCGTTTAATCGGCATGAATTCCGACCTTATGTCACAATATTTGGAATTTGTCACCGATAGATTATTAGTATCATTGGGTGTACCTAAAGTATACAATTCAAACAACCCATTTGATTTCATGGAAAACATCGCAATTCAAGGTAAAACCAACTTCTTTGAGAAAAGAGTTGCTGAATACCAAAAAGCGGGTGTTGCCACTAACTCGTCTATTGATGACATAACAAATATTGATGATATTGATTTTTAATTAACCGAACACGATGAAAGTAAAAAAAAGAGATGGCTCCCTTGAGGAGATGAGATATGATAAAATCACAAGAAGAATGCAATACTTCTGTGATGACTTGGATAGTGAATATGTCGACCCAACATTGGTTACGTTAAAAGTAACACAAGGGATTTATGATGGTATTTCCACAGTAGAACTTGACACACTAGCAGCAGAAACGGCCGCGTCTCTTGTTACTACGCATCCTGATTATGCTAAATTAGCGGGAAGACTGGCGGTATCAAATCTTCATAAAACCACACCAAAAAAATTCTCACAGTGTATTAAAGAACTTCACTCCTTTATTGAACCAAAAACAGGTAAAGAATCTTCTTTGATTGATGATAATGTTGCTAAATTTGTACATCAAAATAGAGAAGTTCTTGATGGAGCAATTAGACAAGAACGTGATTTAGATTTTGATTATTTTGGTTTCAAAACATTAGAACGTTCATATCTTTTGAAGATTAGTAAACGTATTGTAGAAAGACCTCAATACATGTATATGAGAGTTGCTGTTGGTATTTGTAATGGTAACTTGGAAATGGCTTTGAGAATCTATGATGATTTATCACAACATTTCTATACACATGCAACACCTACATTATTTAATGCCGGAACTCGTAGACCTCAAATGTCATCTTGTTTCTTAATTGGAAATAAAGGTGATGATATTGATGGTTTATTTGATACCATTAAAGATGTTGCGAAGATTTCAAAATGGGCCGGCGGTATCGGTTTACACGTTCATGATGTAAGAGCTAAAGGTTCGTACATCAAAGGAACAGGTGGTGAATCTGATGGACTACTTCCTATGATGAAAACTTATAATGAAGTTGCTCGTTGGATTAACCAAGGAGGTAAAAGAAAAGGTTCTTTTGCTGTTTATCTTGAACCATGGCACTCAGATGTGTTTGAGTTTATTGATTTAAGAAAGAATCACGGTAAGGAAGAAATGAGAGCTCGTGATTTGTTTTTAGCAATGTGGACTCCTAACTTATTCATGGAAAGAGTTGAGAGTGATGGTGATTGGTCACTATTCTCACCTGACGAAGCTCCGGGATTATCTGATGTTTATGATACACCTGAAGACAAAGCATTTACTCGTTTGTACACTCAGTATGAAGAAGAGGGTAGAGCTCGCAAGGTAGTTAAGGCAAGAAAATTAATGGATGCAATTCTTACCGCACAAATTGAAACAGGAACACCTTACATGTTGTATAAGGACGCCGCAAACTACAAATCAAACCAAAAAAATATCGGCACAATCAAATCTTCAAACTTGTGTACCGAGATTATCGAGTATTCAAGTCCCGAAGAACAAGCGGTTTGTAATTTAGCATCAATTGCTTTACCAAAGTACATAGTTGACGGAGAATTTAGTCATGAATTATTATATGAGTACACTTACCAAGTAGTACAAAACTTAAATAATGTTATTGATTTGAATTTTTATCCTACAGAAGAAACTAAACGTTCAAACATGAGACACAGACCAGTTGGTTTGGGTGTACAAGGTTTGGCTGATGTGTTCTGTATGTTGTCCATACCTTTTGAAAGTGAAGAAGCAGATAAACTACAAACAGAAATATTTGAAACAATTTATTATGCTGCACTTGTATCTTCAAAAGACATTGCGAAGGAAAATGGTGCATATGAGACCTTCCAAGGTTCACCTTTATCTGAAGGTATTTTCCAATATCAATTATGGGGTAAAACCGATAAAGACACGAGTGGTCGTTGGGATTGGAAATCTTTAAGAAAAGAGGTTGTTAAATTTGGTGTAAGAAATTCATTATTAGTTGCACCGATGCCGACAGCATCTACCGCACAAATCTTAGGTAATAACGAAGCGTTCGAACCATTTACCTCCAATTTATTTTCAAGAAGAACTCTTGGAGGTGAATTCATTGTGGTAAATAAACATTTGGTTAAGGTTTTATTGGAAAAAAAGATATGGTCGGATGATATTAAAAAGAAGTTGATTCTTGAGAACGGTTCAGTACAAAACATCCCTGAAATCCCAACAGATGTTAAAGAGGTGTTTAAAACCATATGGGAAATGTCTCAAAAGAGAATTTTAACCATGGCAGCAAATCGTTCAATTTATATTGACCAATCTCAGTCATTGAATTTATTCATTGACAATGCCACCAAACAAAAGGTATTAGCGGCACATCTTTACGGTTGGAAACTTGGTTTAAAAACCGGTATGTACTACCTTAGAACGAGAGCGGCTGTTGACCCAATGAAAGGTTTGGGTATCGATACCTCTACCATGAAACCTGTGGCAGAAACAATCGAAGTACCCACCACCAATAATTTCATACAGGATACTTCTGAAGAAATGAAATTAATGGAAATGGTAACAATGTCAAGACCTACAGATTCTCCATTTGAATGTGAGGGTTGTGGTTCATAAATAAGAATACATAAACTACTAATAATCCCGACTTCGGTCGGGATTTTCCATTTAATAGTATTCCGGGTTTCTTTATATTTATTGATATGGCGACAACATATGGTATAGATTATCCATTTAGAGAAAGTAGAAAAGGTAATTTCCTTGAGATGACAGAAACACCTGAAAGGGAAATTAGGGCTAATCTATTACATCTAATTTTAACCAGAAGAGGCACACGTTATTACTTACCTGATTTTGGCACAAGACTTTATGAGTTCATTTTTGAACCAAATGATGTTGTTACGTTTCAAATGATTGAAGACGAAATAAGAACAACAGTAAAAAAATACATACCGAATTTAGATATCACATCAATTAGAATAACACCGGCAGACCAAGACCCCGAAGAACCATCAAGTGTAAGTGAAGACGATGACGCAAGATTATTTAGGGTGTCCGATAGTTCAAGTAAACCCTACACTGCCAAAGTTAGACTTGATTATGATATTAATAACGAACCATTTAGTTCATCGGACTTTATAATTATCAACATATAATATGGCTAAAAAGATTTCATACGCAACAAGAGATTTTGCAGGATTAAGACAGGAATTGGTTAATCTTACAAAAGAATATTATCCTGACTTAGTAAAGAATACTAACGACGCATCAATTTATTCTGTACTATTAGATTTAAACGCGGCGGTTGCAGATAACCTACATTATCACATTGACAGAGTTTGGCAAGAAACTATGTTGGACTTTGCTCAACAAAGACAATCTCTTTTCCATATTGCTAAAACATACGGTATTAGATTACCGGGTACAAGACCATCAGTTGCATTATGTGATTTTAGTATTAATGTTCCTGTAAGAGGTGATAAAGAAGATGAACGTTATTTAGGTACCATTAAAGCTGGTGCACAAGTAAGTGGGGGAGGACAATCCTTTGAAACAATTGAGGACATTGATTTCGCAAGTCCTTTTAATAGTAAAGGGGAACCCAACAGATTAAAAATTCCAAATTTTGATGGTAATAATAGATTAGTTTCATATACAATTGTAAAGAGAGAAGCGGTAGTTAATGGTGTTACAAGAATATTCAGAAAAGTTATAACTGAACTTGACCAAAAACCATTCTTAAAACTTTATTTACCTGAACAAAATGTTTTAGGTGTTACTGCGGTAGTCCATAAAGACGGTACTTCATTTGCTGGTAACCCAACAAACTCAGAATTTTTAGACCCAACAAATAAATGGTATGAGGTTAAATCGTTGATACAAGATAAAGTATTTATTCCTGACCCAACAAATGCATCAGACAGAGATAACTTTAGAGCAGGAAAATACATTTCAGTCGCTAATAAATTTATCACAGAATATACTCCCGAAGGATATTTTTTAGTAACATTTGGTAGTGGTAACGTAGACCCCATGGATAATCTTGATGATTATATGAGTGGTTCATTAAAAGTTAATTTAGGAACTTACTTAAATAATATGTCATTAGGTGCATTACCTAAAGTTGGAACAACCGTTTTCATCAAATATCGTATTGGTGGTGGTAAAGACAGTAATCTTGGAGTAAATGTGGTCACAAGTATTGATGATGTTGATTTTGTATTAACAGGTCCAAATTCATCAATTAATAGTCAAGTAAACCTTTCATTAATAGTGACAAACGTAACACCGGCAATTGGTGGTGCAGACCAACCATCTATTGATGAAATAAGAAACATGATTGCATACAATTTTGCTGCTCAAAATAGGGCAGTAACATTGAATGATTATAAATCATTAATTGAAACCATGCCATCCACATATGGTGCCCCGGCTAAGGTTAATGTAATGGAAGAGGATAACAAAGTAAAAATCAAATTGTTATCGTATGATGAAAATGGAAATCTTTCCGATACCGTCTCAACCACATTAAAGAACAATATTCTAAACTATCTATCCGAGTATAGAATGATTAATGACTACGTTGATATTGAAAGTGGACAAGTAATTGACTTAGGTTTAGAAATCGACTTAGTAATAGATAAAAACGGAAATCAAACCGAAATTATAACAACTTCAGTTGAGGATATTGTTGATTATTTTGCCATAGAAAAAAGAAAGATGGGTGACCCACTTCTTGTAGGTGATTTGAACAGATTAATCGGACAAGTTAATGGTGTGGTAAACGTTGTTGATATCAGAGTTTTCAACTTAACCGGTGGAGAATATTCAAGTGCTGAGGTTGCTCAATCTTACTCAGACCCAGCCACTAAGGAAATCTTACAAGCTGATATGACAATCTACATGAAGTCGAATCAGATATTCCAAATCAGATTCCCGAATAAAGATATCAAAATAAGAGTCAAAACTCTCGGTTCGACTACATTCTAATTTTTATTTTCTGTATTTTTTAAGAAAATAAATAGATTTCTATTTATATAGGTAAGGTATGCAGAAACACAG